GCCATTCCTACTGTGAAAGCTGTCCAAACACCTGAATTTAAAAAAGAAAAGAAACTGTTTTGTAAGTGATCTTCACACTCCTTAAGAGATACTTGTATAGAACGTTTAATAATGGTAAAACCATCACTAACTGCTTCCTTATAAGTACCCTTACGGAGTGTTCGAAACACCTCCACCATAGTTCTACCAGTTCTTCTAGATATACTAGAAATAAATTGATAGGTATGTTGGAGATACTTATGAAGGACTGTAAGATCTTTGATAGGTTTTGCGTAAAAATACTCAAAGCCTGAAATAGTTCCCATGATGTGAACATGAGCACTATCTGCAGTCCACCACTTTACAGTTGAAGCAAATTCCTTATCCATTTCTATAAAGAAATCCTTATCAAATGAATAGGCTTTCTCAAGGTATGAATCCGGAACAACTTCCATTAATCTTGCGATATAACCAAAGGGTGCAGTGGCACGTGCTTTAATACGATTCCACACTGTAGGCACTTCTCCTTTACTAATTGGAACCAAATAATTGTTCCCAATAGCATTGCGAAAAGTGTCTTCAATTTTATCAAGAGGTAGCGTTAAATAAGAATCAAATATCTCAACCATTCTGTTAAATAAATCAGAATGTTTGGGATAATCTCTCTTAAGTAGCTCTATAACTCCATACAATCGATTGTTCCACATCATAAATAAATTATAATGTTTAACCATCATTGCTGAAATCTTCTTGACTTGTGTAGGATTACATAAACAAGCATATTGTTGCCACTTGTCAGGTAATTTCTTCATCGCTTCGGTCATATCTGAAGGATCACATACTTCCATACCCAGGAGTTCCTGAATAGTTTGGTATGCGCCTTCATGTAATCTTGCCCCTTTCGTATCTTCAGGATTGAGTCCTGGAAATACTGGAGGGTCATTATACAGATTTGACAACATCTCAGAAGCGTCCATTCCTAAAAATGGATTAAGCTCCTCAGATGTAGCTGATGAAAGACATTCCTTAAGTTTAACTTCTTCAATGAACATATGATTAATCATACGTACAGAAAGAAGTCTAACCCAATCGCGATATCGTAGACCTACTCTCATATTAGATTCAGGTGGAATTGGTTGCCCAGTTCCAGTAGTCTTATATGAGAATGGTCTAAAGATATATGGTTCAGTAGAAATATTGTCTAGATGTTTCATTCGAAACTGATGTGGATTGTTTGGATCCGTGTCAGTTTTGAATTCTTCATCAATATCTACCTCAAATACATCTCCTGTACGATTAGTCAAAGGTTCAATTGAATTTAAACTTACATCGTTTTCACTAAATGAATTCTTGTTTGTAGATAAAGAAATAACATCCATATTGTACCAAAATTCTCCTTTTTCTCCAAAGGCACGAGGTACGCCGCAGGGTGCTGTATTAGCTACAGAGACCAACCAGTTTGCATGACAAATCTTAGGGTCTCGAGTTCCATTATGCATCTGCATAAAATCGTCTACTATTACATAAACAATTCCATGTCGATAATTTTCTTGAAACTCTTCATGTGGCTTAATATGGGCTAAAAATGCACTTTTATCATCCCTATAGTTATTCATTTCTGAATCACCTATAAGTAATGGCATTAGTACATTAGCAACCGCACCTTGAATGGTGGATTTGCCAATTTGAGATGGGCCTTTTAGGGTAAAGACATAGGGCTTTCGCCTCATGCCATTATCTAAAACACCACCTAATCGAAATCTAGTTTCTAATG